ACATACCCGGAAGCATATTTATGATTTGGGGAGATCACCTTTGGATCCCAGAAACGAATGCTTTTGTAGAAAAGTTCGGCGAGCAGCTTAGAAACGTCCGTTATAAGAGCTGTCGCTCATTCAAAAAGAATAGTCCCATTGGCAAGGCATTTACAAAAGCTGATATTTCAATGCCATTAAAGCCATTTGTTCCTTTCTTTTTTGATGATTGCTGCGGAGAATTTAATACACGTCTTTTTGATTATGAGAATCGTGTGTACTGTAGCATAGCTGCGCCAAATTTATCATTATTGAAGCTGGAAACTCCCGTAGGATTTGTCGAAATGAAAGGAAGCGAATTCTTCAAGATTATTGAAGAGGCGATGAGAAAATATGAAAGCGAATACGAATACGATGACGATGATTATGACGATGATGATGATGAATACGAAGACGAATAAAGTAAACATCGGCGAAAGAGAGGGATTTCAATGAGCAGAGGATACCATGCAGGTGACCATATGTTTTTGTGTTTGACCCCGAACGTGAGAGGATAATCAGCTACAATGGACACCTAAAAGTTTATCATACAAGAAATAATGCTGACAGATATGCCGGACACTATGGCGAAATCATAGAATATGCACCAATAAAATACGGCAGAAACGTAACTCAGATGAACCCCGTTGATGAGTTCATCTGTTCGGAATGTGGGTTTGCAACTCGTGATATGAGCGGTTATGATGCTGAGGATGATGATTTTTACAAGGAAATAAAGATGGAGGATATAATATGAAAATTCATAAATGTGACCTATGTGGCAAAGATTTTAATGCTTTTGATGAGCAAGAACACTTTGGTTTACATTATAGCAATGTTGGTTATGGTAGTCAATATGACGAATGCCACATTGATATTGATATGTGCTGTGATTGCTTTGATAAAATGATGTCTGAGTACATAGAGCCAAAGTTAAAGTTTAAGGATTCGGCTATTATGGATTATGAAGATTTTGTTGGGAAACATTATTCTACATAATAATATAGCATAATGAAAATCCACTTTTATTAAATTATAAGTAAATAATAAAAGACACATTAAAAATTGCTTGACAGAATTTCTTAAAGTGATATAATAATAGTATCACAATTAAGGAGGTGATAAAACGAATGATAAAATTTGAAAACGATTGTTGCGATTGTGCATTACATTGCCGAGGAAGCACTTGCAGAAACAGAAATGTTCCTCACTTTTATTGTGATGAGTGTGAAGATGAGGCAGAAGAGCTGTTTGAATATGACGGAGAACAAATTTGCCAAGATTGTCTTATTTCAACAGTGCCTAAAATTAAATTAGAAGATTACATAGAAAGTGATTATTGAAAGGAAACGTGAATAATGTATAATGAGAGAAAAACAAAGGGTACGTCCACCCTGACAGGTTTTATGGCTTTAAGTATTATCGTTCAAGCAGCTGGTTTTTATTCTTTAACTTCTGCTTTAAACGAAATAGAAGTGAATAATAATATGAAAAGCAAAAATTCAAACATAACATACTCCGCTGAAAATCTTGCTAAATCAAGCAACATTACTAATACATATTATGAAGTCCCTATGGAGATACCAATAGAAACATTAGATATTCCAACTTGCAATACTGAGTTTAAAACCTATATGGATTACCGTTGTATTACTGATAAAACTTCTGCTCAGTATGAACTTCAACAGTTTGCTTGGACTGATGAAGACGGTTTTCGCAGAATAGGCGATGATTACATAGTTGCAATGGGAACATATTATGCTGAAAATGTTGGATGCAGATTTAAGATAACTCTTGATACAGATAACGAGATAACAGTCATAATAGGGGATATTAAGCAGGATGCACACACAGATTATTTCAATCGGTACACACCTATCTATGATGAAAACGGTATCTTCTTTAGTGGTAACGTACTTGAATTTATAGTTGACACGGATGTTTTACCTAAAGTACCGAGAAGATTAGGAACAGTAAGCTATTTTGACTATTTAAAGGAAAATATAAAATCTATAGAAAGGATTGAAACAGAAGAATGACCGAAGCACAGTGGGATAGAAATGCGAGGTGTTTAAAGCATTTTAGACATTATATGAATAAGATGACTAAGGAGTATGAGCTAATTAACTCAGAAGCACCTACTAAAGTACATAAGGCAACCAATGAGGAAACCGAATATTACATGAGTATTCTTGATAAACGTAAGACAAGATATTTTAATCCGCTGTTAAATTGAAAGGAAGTGATAAAATGAGCGATAAAATTGAAAGTATAAATATGAGCGTGGCTGTTTTTTCAGCAAATCTTGTAACTGTTAAAGATGTAGATGAATTTGT